CTGAGTGCTTCCACCATAGCCCCAACGGTGGCCTGCGGGATAAGCGTACAGCCAGCCGGCTCAAAATGATGGGGACCAGGCGAGGTGTGCCTGACCTCATGTGCTTCTGTGGCCGTGATGGGTACGTTGGGCTAGCTCTGGAGCTGAAGCTGGCTGGGGGGCGGGTGAGCAAAGATCAGCAGCGGTGGATCGATAGGCTTGCGGCACATGGGTGGATGACCAATGTTGCGTATGGGCTAGACGACGCGCAGCGGATTGTTTCGGAGTACTTGCATAGTTAACCGAATTTAGGTAGCTTGCGAGAAACCCATAGCCGGTGCGCCATGATGGCCGTTGATCTTGATTATGCCGAGCTTAAACGTGACAGTCTGTTTTTCTGGCGACCGCCTCGGATCGTCAGCATGGCCGACGTTTCTGCAATGGACGCAGAAGAATGGTCCGAGGTATATCAAACTGACACCATTGAGCCTGATGTGGTTGACTACCTGCTTGCCCGCTTCATTGCGCGCTCTGAGATGGAGCGCTGCTGACCCATGTTAGTGGTTACTAACCTAGTGTTACCCTGTGTTACCAAAAGTAACACTCAGTGTTACGATACGACCCACCAGCGTTTGCGTTTGTTGGTCGTGTTTCTGGATTTCTGCAGGTTAGTGGTTACTAACTTGGGCCGTATTACTGACTTAAACATACGTTTAAGGAAGTTAGAAGAATGGCTTAGACAAGCGAAATGCACCATGATGTTGCGCTTATCCAACAGACTTAAGGCCCATCACTGGCTGCCAGCCCCCGCAGCGCCCGCAGCCCCCCGGGGGAGGTTGTTACGTTTGGTAACAGTTGCGGTACCCACTCCCACATGCAAAGGGCCGCAAAAACCCGTTCCCGCTCAAAAAAAAGGGGGCGAAAATGAGCAATAAGAGCCAGCTAGCCAAGGCGCCCAAGAGTGGCGAGGAGCGCGCGAAGCTCGCAAAGTTCAAAAAGGGGCTGCTGTCTAACAGCATGACGCCCAAGGTTATTCAGAAAGCCCTTGATATAGCTCTGGACGATGACCACCCTGGGCAGATACAGGCTTTGCGCATGGTCTGGGACCGCGTTTTGCCGCAAAGCAGCTTCTCGGCGTCGGCCAGCTCTGGCAATCAAGGTGCTATACAGATCAACTTCACGGGGCTTGCGGCTGCGCCGGAGATTAAGGATATAACTCCCGCCACTGCCCCCGCCCCAGAGCCACCCGAGCCACCCGAGCCGCCAGCAGACCGAGATCCTTGGCTCACAGACAGCCATTACACCAAGCAATGAACATTGATCTACTGCCATGGCAGCAAGAAGTGATGGCCGATCCATCCCGCTTTAAGGTGGTAGTGGCTGGGCGGCGCTGTGGTAAGAGCCATATGGCGGCGGTGAGTATTATTCATTCGGCGCTGATGAAGACTAAGGGGGTGACGATGTATGTAGCGCCCACGCAGTCGATGGCCCGCGAGATTATGTTTAGCAAGCTGGCTGAGATTGCGCATCCTATGGGGCTGATTGAGGGCTCAAACATTAACAACCTTGAGATGACCTTGGTGGGGAATCGCAAGATTTATCTAAAGGGCGCTGATCGCCCGGACACGATGCGGGGTTTAAGTGTTAATCATCTGGTGCTGGATGAGTTTGCTTTCTTCAAGTCAGATGTTTACGAGACGATCCTACGTCCGACGCTTTCGGACCTTAAGGGCTCGGCGTTGTTTATTGGGACGCCGGCAGGCCGCAATCAGTTTTTTGATATTTATTGTGGGGCGATCTCGGGCGATTGGCCGGATTATACCGGCTGGACCTTTACCACTTATGACAATCATCTTGTTGACAGGGCTGAAATAGAGCACGCCAGGAAGACTTTGCCTGATTGGGCTTTTAATCAGGAATACAAAGCGTCTTTTGACGCCAAGGGTTCTGAGTTTTTCAAGACCTCGGACTTTCCGGTTTACACCGACTCTGACCGCCCCAAGGAGCCATGCCAGACCTACATTGCGGTGGATTTGGCTGGTTTTCAGAGCGAGGGGCCCAAGAAGGGCAAGCGTCGCGACTCATCTGCGATGGCGGTTGTTGATGTGGATGATGAGGGGAATTGGTGGGTTGTTGATATGGTTTATGGGCAGTGGGATTTAACGACCACTGCGCAGATTTTGTTTGATGCGGTTCAGAAGTACCGCCCGACTAATTTCGGGATTGAGAAGGGCATTGCTCAGCAGGCTATTCTCAGTCCTCTCCAAGACCTTATGCGCAAGCGGCAGCGGGTTTTTCACATTGAGCTGCTGGCGCATAACAATCAGCGTAAGGAAGATAGAATTCTCTGGAGTTTGCAGGGCCGCGCGCAGGCTGGTTCGATCAAGTTAAAGCAGGCTTTGTGGAACGAGCGATTTATTGATGAGGCGGTCAACTTTCCATCTCCTCTGGTGCACGATGATCTTATTGACGCGCTGGCCTACATAGATCAAATGGCCCACAACTCATATTTTGCCAGGGATCATTTGGACACGTGGACTCCGCTTGATGAGGCGGTGGGGTTCTGATGGCTGGCCCAATACTTATTTTCGGCAGATTTATATCTACACCAAGCCTCAAAAAGGTCTGGCCCGTCATAAATTTGTTTGGCGTTAAAATAGGCAATCCAGTAAGGCTTACTACTTCGGCCCTTTCGCGGCTTTCTTACGGTGACGCATTTTCTGTTATTTGCGTTAACTCTGTTGCTAATAGCGTCGCTTTTTCGAAGATTTTCAATTCTATTGTCTCTAGTGTCTCGATTTATGTGATCGATTATTGCGGGCGGCTGCTCTCCGTAATGCAAAAACCAAGCAATTCGGTGCGCAAAATAATTTCTACGATTAAATCGAATAATTCTGTATCCGGTTTCTTTTGCGATGCTTCCAGCAATATCACCTTTTTTGACCCTCATACCGGCTTTAACAAGCCACCGAAAGTCACCCGTGTCAGGGCAATAGCTCAACACTTCGCTAATTTCTTGTGGAATAATCTTGCGAGCCAACATGATACCTCCAGTATCGTCTTGGTTAGGGGGCTGACGGCTGCAACCGTCAGTACCCCGATTATTCCACGTTCTGTGGGATATGCAAATGGATGATATTGAGCACCTAAGCATCAATCAGGAGCTGGGAGAGTGGATTGCTAGCACCTGTGCCGAATGGCGGACGCACTATAGCAACAACTATGCCGACCAGCATGATGAATATTTTAGGTTGTGGCGTGGTGTCTGGTCAGCCCAAGACCGCACGCGCGATTCTGAGAGATCGCAGTTGATTTCGCCGGCATTGGCGCAGGCGGTTGAGTCCAGTGTAGCCGAGATCGAGACGGCCACGTTTCAAGGCGATCGACTTTTTGACGTTGAGGATAACATTGGCGATGAAAACCCGCTTGATGTGGCGTTTTTGCGTGACAAGCTGACTGAGGATTTGCATAGGGGTCAGATTCGCCCGGCGATTGGTGAGTGTTTGATCAATGCTGCGGTTTACGGGACGGGTATTGGCGAGCTGGTGGTTGAGACTGTTACTGAGTTGGTTCCAAGCACGCAGCCGCTAGATGATCTTTACAACCAGATTGGTGTTCAGCCGGTTGATCGGCCGCTGGTTAAGTTGATACCGATTCAGCCGCGTAATTTTCTAATTGATCCTAGTGCCACTTCTGTTGATGACGCGATGGGCTGTGCGATTGAGGAGTTTGTACCTACGCACAAGATAGACATTCTGCAGGAGCAGGGGATTTACAAGAACGTCCCCATTGAGACTGACCCAACTGATTATGATCTAGAGGCTGACAGCACGCTTGACCACACTGACCATGACCGTGTGCGGGTGATTCGTTATTACGGGCTGGTGCCGAGAGACTTGTTGATTGAGGAAGGGGTTAGCGAGGCTGAGCTAAAGTCTGACTCGATGTGGCAAGAGGCTTGCGTGGTGGTTGCCAACGGCGGCACGGTGCTGAAGGCGCAGGTTAATCCTTATATGACGCAAGATCGCCCGATTGTGGCGTTTCCATGGGACATTGTGCCGTCTAGGTTTTGGGGGCGAGGGGTTTGTGAGAAGGGTTATTCAAGTCAGAAGGCTCTTGATGCTGAAATGCGGGCTCGCATTGATGCCTTAGCGCTTACTACTCATCCGATGATGGCGGTTGATGCAACGCGGATACCGCGCTCCAGCAAGATGGAGGTGCGCCCAGGGCGCATGTTGCTGACGAACGGCGATCCCAAGTCAACAATCATGCCGTTTAATTTCGGGAATGTGTCCCAGATCACTTTTGCGCAGGCCCAGAGCCTTCAGATGATGGTCCAGCAGGCGACGGGGGCATTGGATGGCGCGCAGATGGCCCAGAATCCTGGTCAGGAGGCGACTTCTGCGGGTGTTGCCATGTCATTGGGCGCGGTTATTAAGCGTCAGAAGCGCACGCTGGTGAACTTTCAAGATACGTTTTTAAAGCCGCTTATCAAGAAGGCTGCGCATCGATTTATGCAGTTCAGCCCGGAGGAGTACCCGGTCAAAGACTACAAATTCACGATTATTTCGTCGCTAGGGGTTGTGGCGCGCGAATATGAGGTTGGGCAGCTAGCTCAAGTGCTTCAGACGTTACCGCCGGGGACACCGCAGCATGGTGCAGTTATCAAGGCGATCATTGAGCACCTAAACACCAGCTCCAGAGAGGAGATTCTGGCGACGATTGACCAAGCTAGTCAGCCGAACCCGCAAGCGCAGCAGCAGGCCATGCAGCAGGCGCAGCTTCAGATGGAGCTTCAGGTGGCTCAGAACAATCTGATCAATGCGCAAGCGGCCGAGAGCCAGTCTCGGGCTAACAAGTATGCGGTTGAGGCTGATTTGGCTCCGAAAGAGACGGTGCTTAAGTACTCGGACGCTGACAAGGATGGTCTGGTTGATAATGATTTTGACAAAAAGGCCCGCATGGCGGGGATTTTGTTAGAGCAGGAGCGGTTTGAGCTTGAGCGTCAGGAACGGCTGGCTGCTATGCAAAATGCTGCCAATGAGCAAGCAGCGCTACGGCAAATGTTGAGTTCAAAGCAGCCACCGGCCCCTGGCACTGATATTCAATGAACGCTCCCGCCAAAGGCATTAGCTTAGCATCGATCATTGCGTTGATTCGCAAGGAGATTGGTGACGCTGGTGAAATTGGTCCGCAAGGTGAGCAAGGCGCCAAGGGCGAGAAGGGCTTACAAGGCCCGCAAGGCAACACCGGCCCCGCTGGAAAGCAAGGCCCAAAGGGGAAGGACGGCAAGCAGGGTAAGTCTGGAAAGGACGGCAAAGACGGCAAAGCCGGCGATGATGGCGTAGGCATTAAGGACATTAGCCAGGACGTTGATGACGCCATTGTTATCACAATGACTGATGGTGAGACCTACGAGATAGAGCTCCCCCTGGGGCTGAACACTGAAGTCCATTACAAAACCTCTGGCGGTGGTGGCTCTAGCGGC